ATGTAACCACCAAACTAATCTTGCTGTTCAGAATGGTCACTTCATGCGCTAAGTTGGATAGCGCAGACATTAAATAAACTACACAGCTAAAAAGCAAAGGCAAAATTGCAAACGTGATTTTTTCAATCAAGGCGCTTTTTGCGGATTCTTCAGCCATTTACATCCCCAGTAGTTTTTTGACAAACTCAGCAGCCACGCCGGGGCCAAGCAGCACCACGGCAATTACCACGTAAAGCAGGTACTCAATCTTGGTCATCCGCTTAGAGCCTTCGGCAAAGCTCGCTTGTATGCCTTCGTATCTTTGGGCGCAGACGGCCTCATGGATAGACAGTCGTTTGTCGGTTTCATTGGCAAGATCGTGTATCGTTTCCATGAGGCTGTTTTTTTACTCTGCTTTTACTGCGGCTTCAGCAGGTTGGTCTTTAAGTGCTTCTTTCAGCATCTTTAAAAACGCATCCTTACCCACCACCAGTTGGTGAAGTTGAAATTGGGTTGAGCCAATCTTTCTGTCTAAATCTACGCAATGGTTGAATAGTGCAACTTGATTCTCTGTGAAGTCATTTGCATCGTACTCAACGTCATCTATCGTCACGATTTGGGGTTGTTTGTTTGCCATATCGTTTTCCTTTCAATGTGCCGCCAAGAGCGGGTGGCGGCTTCCCGTTATGCTAACCAAGGCAGGGGTGTATTTGCAGGGCTGACAGGAGGTGTTATCTGGCTGTCAATCTGGCCTTGCACACATTGCTGTGCGCTGGTGATTTGTGTTTCAGGAATCCAACCAATGACGATTGCTTCTGTCAGTTGGTCGTAGGGAATGAATGTCCCCATCTGCTCGCTGCTAAAAGTGGTGTTGCCGCCGATAGAGGCGGTGTACTCGCCGTCTACGCCAGTAACTTCCCACAAAGCGTTGACCACATAGTTAGGGTCAGGCTGTTGCAGGGTGTACATCGCTGTGATGGTGGTGGTAAAAGTTGTCATGATTAAGCTCCTTGGTTAGTTTGTTGTGCTTGATAAGCCGAAATGACTTCAGGTGTCCATGCAGCATTGCAGATAGCCACGACATTGGCGGGGTGACCTGTTAAGTCTTGTGCTGGTATCAGGCTGTTGCGGTGGTAAGTCTTGCTCAGTTCTTTACCATCTTCCATGATGCGAGTTGCCTCACGATAGAGAATGATGCCGTTCTCAGTCACGGTGATTTGGTCTACTACGGTTTGTTTAGTAAGTGCCATGATAATTTCCTCTCTTTGTTAAAAATGTGTCCGACTAAGCCATCCGACCTAGTTAATTAAACTCGATAAGTAATAGACAAAAATATTGTTGTTGTTGCAGCTAAAGAGCCGCAAGAATAAACAGTTGAAGACGAAGTGCTTGTAAATATTCCAGCATTATGTCCTATATTGATAGCTTCACCGGGGCTTCGATTTGCAGTAGCAAACGGCAGGTTTGTAAGCATAATTGCATCACCACCCCCTATTGCTATTGATGTGCTACTACTTAGTGACACTTGAACATTTACCAAATTTCCAATTTTTGTGTAAGTTCCAGTTGAACTAAAAGTGCCAACCACAGTTAATCCACTACCTTGATTTGGCGTAAAAGTCCCCTCCTCATAGTCATCTAGCGTGTTGGCGTTAGATGATGCTGATTGGGTTGCGGGGAAAGTGATACCTGTGCCTGTTTGTGGCACTGCACCATTAAGCGCAACAGACCTTGTACTGTTAGTTGAAATAAGCGGATTCCCATCCCCATCAGACAGCACGATGTAGTTGCTTGTTGTGCGGATGTCTAGGCCACCTGAGTTTCCGTTGTAGCGACCAATGATGACGTTATTATTACCCGTGGTAATGTCATTGCCAGAAGCAAAACCTAAAAATGTGTTGTTTGCTCCTGTACTTGAATACCCAGCTTGATAACCTACAGATGTATTTCCATTTGCTGTGGTGTTGGCATTTAAAGCGCCCATACCCACGGCTGTATTGTACGAGCCAGTAGTGTTGTTGCGTAACGTAGAAGCCGTAATAGAGTTTACGTTACCCCCCACGCCCACGTTAGCTTCGCCAGTGGTGTTTGCGTACAAAACTTCCGAACCAATTGCCGTGATGCCGCCTGTGGTATTTGAGTACCCAGCACCATTACCAACGGCAGTGTTGAATGACTCGTTGTTAGTGTAGAGGGCTTGATAACCTACAGCAGTGCTATATGTGCCTGTGGTGTTGGAGTAGAGGGAAGCAAGTCCGATGGCTGTGTTGTTTGAGCCAGTGCTGTTTGAATACCCCGCCTGCAACCCCATTGCCGTATTGTTGTCACCAGTTGTGGTGCTTGTCAAAGCCTGTTGTCCAAATGCGCTATTGCCAGAAGCGGTAGTGTTGGAAGCAAGGGCACGATATCCAAAAGCATTGGTTACACCAGTGGTTGCAGCAACGCCAGCTTGATACCCGACAGCAGTAGTTCCAGCAGCAGTAGTAGATGCATATGCAGCCTGATAACCTACTGCCGTGTTGCTTGATGCTGTTGTGTTTGCAGTAAGAGCAGCATATCCCAAGGCTGTGTTTTGACTGCCTGTTGTGTTAGCAAGTAAAGCAATTGTTCCTGCGGCAAGATTGGAGTTACCAGTTGTATTGTTTGCCGCTGCCCTATCACCAAATGCAGCATTACCACCCGCAGTTGTGTTTGCGTAAAGTGCTTGATTACCAAATGCCGTTACGCCACCAGTCGTATTACTATATCCAGCTTGATAACCTATGGCAGTGTTGTTAGAGGCTGTGGTGTTAGAGAACAATGCACGTTTTCCAACAGCAACATTTTGACCACCTGCGCTATTAGCGAGCATCGCATCAGAACCAATTCCAACGTTTTCCGAACCAGTGGTTGTGTCGGGCATGGCTCGATAGCCAATAGCAACGTTTTCTGAACCTGAAGTATTTGACCCAAGTGTGTTGTATCCAACCGCCGTGTTGTAACTTGCGCTAGTTTGGACATCCAAAGCTCCAAAACCAATTGCCGTGCTAAATGCGCCACTTGTATTAGCCGCCAAAGCACTAGCACCCACCGCAGTATTGGTAGACACAGCACCTGCACCACGTCCTACTGTGAGGCCGTAAACAGTCAGGTCAGTGCCGCTGTACAGCAAGTTGGCAGAAGATGTGAGATTACCGCCAGTGGTGGTGTAGACCACTCGACCAGTTGTTAGGGAAGAATCTGCAAAGTCGTTGACAGTCAGCGTTGTGCCGTCAAATGTCATGTTGGCAGAACCCGTAAGGACTTTACTGCCATTCAAGTATTGAACTTGGTTGGCTGTGCCGCCGGAAAGGGTAAGGCTACCTGTGACTGTCAGGTTGGTAAATGTTCCTGAACCGCTTGTATTACTGACTTTAATGAAGTCTGATCCGTTCCACGCGCAAACGGCTGATTCGCCCTTAACAATCGTCACGCCCGTGGTTGGGCCTACCCCACGAAGCACAATGGACTGAGTGCCGCCAGAGGCGTTGATCACCGTGTAAATTTTGGACTGCGCGGGGGCAGTGATGTTGCGGGTTGTGGTGCCCGAGGCCGGGTTCCACAGAATGATCGCTTGCCGTGCTTGGTTGGACGCGCCTGTGGTGGTCGTCAGCGTGATGTCTGCATCGGTTGTGATGCTGGTCGTGCCCGCTACTGCTGTATCCAGCAGTGATGTGATAGCGTTATTGACGGTATCGCCCCAAGTACCCGATAGCTCTCCGGTGACCGGAAGGGCCAGACCAAGGAGGGATGTATATGCTGTTGTCATGTGTTTGACCTCATGTTACGACTTGTTGCCAGTTGGCGGTTTCATCTGTATTGATGGTCGCCCAAGCGGGGGTTTGCCCATTGCTAATATTTTGCCAGTTTGCGGTCTGGTTGTCATCAATTAGCTCCCAAAGATACCTAGAGGTAAGCTGGTCAGCAATTGTGGCATTTTCTGTTAAGGATGCGTAGAAGATAGCACCAAAAACTGCGGCTACCTCAGACGCCGTAGCGCCCTCAGAAACTGAAGTTTCAAGCGTGTGTTTAACAGACATCACGTCTGCGCCTGTGGCGCTTTCGCTCATGCCTACCGTTATTACCTGCTGGGCTACGTTTGTTTCTGATCCGGTAACAGTTTCGTTGACGTTTGCAAAATAAGCAAAGTCGGCGTCAAACTCATCTGACCCTGTTGCAAGCTCAGAAACTGACGAAGCAAAAACCTGCTGTGCGGCAGTTGTCTCAGACCCTGTGGCAGTTTCAGATACCGCCGTTGCAAACACTTGTTGCGCGGAATCAGCATCAGTCGCCGTAGCCGCTTCGCTCATGGACACATTCAGTGTGCTTGATCCCACCGATAAAGCATCGCCAATAAAGGCGTTTTCTTCAACACCTGAAAAATAGTCGTGGAATGGCGCTACAAAATCTATGCCTTCGGCAATTTCAACAACTGCGCTCTGGAATACGCTCCCAGCGGCTGCTTCCGCATCTGAGGTCGTGGCTGTTTCCGAGACGGCGCGTTCATAGACCGAACCTCCCCATGCCGCTTCGCCCCAAGTGCCGGAACTCCAGCCGCCTTCAGCCATATTAGGCCCCGGTCAATTGATCTTCGTCAAACCAGCGTTGATGTGTTGTGCCTTCAGCGTCTTGCCATTCCACCAGATATTGAACAGTACCGTCCTCGTCCATGCGCAGAGCAACGACTGGGCCTTGCGGCACAGCGGCGGAAAGCTTTACAACTTCACCTTTTTTGAAAGCAGTAGCCATGTGTATCTCCTTATGCGGCGTCGAGGCTGAACGTGTAAGTCACATTCAATGTATCACCCGAAGCAACCACACGGTCACCGGGGGCGGCAAAGTCAGAAGCGGAGAACAGGGTGCCTGTTGTGCCACTCTTGGTGTTGTTGCTGGTCAAGAACGCGCCGCCAACGGTAGCAGTTGCGTTGATAGTGAACGCCGCAGGAGAAGCGGAGTTGGTGATTACAGAAGGATCAGCAGTGGAAGCTGTACCAAACGTGCAAGCAGGGCGTGTAGCGTTGCTGTAAGGAACAATTTCAGTCCAACCAGCATGTGAAGACATGGTATCTGATGCGGCAGGGGTATTAGATGCGCCAGCACCGTACAGGCCAATGTACCAAGTGGCAGTATAGGAACTACCAGAGAAGTACTTGGCGTTCATGTCTTGCAGACCTACGTTCACCACGAGGTTGTGCAGTGCTTCAGCCCACTTGAGGTTACCCTCAGAGTCGCGGCACTCGATTGAAAATACACCGCCAGCTTTGGCGTGGCCATCAGAACTTGCAGCGCGGGTCAGCATTGCACCAATGGTGTCTTGCGAAGATGCTTTGTTGTTTAACATAATGGACTCCTTAATTAAATCGCAGCAGAGCTGCGCAACAGCGCATCTGTTGCCGTGTTTGGTGGCATCGTGATTGTAAAAGTATTGGTTGACGTTTTGTCGGCCCCGAAATCAAGCACCGCAACAGACCTATTGGCTTTGCTTGAGTTGTAAATCAATGCGCATCTAGCCGTTAGCGCTGCCGTCCAAGTGACGTTTGGAAACCCAACATAAGCTGTATAGCCTGAAGAATTCACCGTTATGGGGGTCAACACCAAACCGCCCGCTGAATAACCAGAGGCCACAACTTCATTGGTTGTGGAATAGGCGGTAGTGGCTTCGTTGAGATTGGCGTTCCCGTTATACAAAGCAATCTTTATCACGTCTGTAGTCAGATCGTGTATACCCTGATACAACTGGGCCTTGAACGATGTGGTCTGGGTTTGAACAATACTCATGACACAGGTATCCTGACCTGACCATCACGGTAAGCGTCCATGCGTTGTTTGCCATCGCCCAAGTTCTTGAGCAGCGCAATAGCCTGCACATACCTATCGTTGTACAGCTTAACCGTTTCAATTTCACCCTTCATATAGGTGATAGCTTCACACATAGTCCCGTACAACAAGGCTGAATCAAAGTTATCGCCAAGCCATGTCGTTCCAGCAGTTACGATGGACTCTGGATAGTAGTAGAAATGAAGTTCTACGCTGTATGTGGTGTCAGGAGTTGGGCCTAGCAAGAACGTTAATTCAGTTACGAGCGAAGACTGAGGGCCAAAAATAGCGTAGTGTTTAGGTTTCCCCCGATACGCCGCTGCTGTATTGGGGTACGCTTCACGCATGAAGTTCACGTCTTTGTTGAGCAAATACAAGTATTCGCTGCCGCTGATTACAGCCAAAGAGTAAGCAGACAGAAAATCATTTGGCGCAGACAGGTAAGGGTTTCCAGTCGTAACCACGCCCGTCATATTTTTCCGCAAGTTCGCAATCTGGACAGTGTTGTATATCCTCTGCTCAGCTTGTTTGATGAACACATTCATATCCGCTGTGGGAAATGTATTCTCACAGTAGTCAGAAACAGCGATCACCAACTCGGAATAGGTCATGCCATTGGGCCTCTTGCCATCACACCTTTGGTAGCCGCACCGGTTCCACGGATTTTAATACCAGTTGTTTTAGGCTGCTCATTACCGGCAGATTTGCTGTACGCGCCAACAGACATATCTAACGTCTGTAACTCACTGTGGTTAGGTTCTTTGCCGGGATTGTTAGAAATCTTCATTTCTTTGCCGTCCATAGTGTGGGGTTTGGCGTAGACCATAGCATCGCCAACTTCTTTACCCATCACTTTTTTGCTGAATTTAGCCATTATTTGCTCCTTGAAGACTTCATCTGGTTAGCAACTTTAGCCATGCCGCGACCCAAAGTACGCATCTGCATATTGGTCTTGCCGCCTTTGGCAAATTTAGTCATGGGTTGACCGGGATGTAGCTTCTTCTCGTGCTTGTGTACAGCACCAGCTATCATTTTCTTGTCCTGTTTTAAATCTGCTTTGTCCATTTTTAACTCCTAGGTTACGCTTACCGTTACTGTACCAACAAAATCCGTTGCTACCAAGTTGTTTGGCGTCAACGCATCATCAAAACCCCTAGCACCGCCAACGGGGTTCCATCCCCATTGAATGTCTCTTGAACCACCTGACAAGTTACCATTCGCGTTAACGCCAGAAGTTACATATGTTGTGTCTCTTCGTGGGTTACGTAAAGCCTGCGGGTCATCTACTGGAAACGTTCCCAGCATCAACTGGGGTTGATCAGGATCCCAACACTCCGGGCACACCAATAACTGATATTTACGCTGCTTGATGATCTCCGTTTTCAGTCTTTTTAGTAAATACTGCTGCCCACAACGATCACATTCACCAACGGCTTTCTTGCCAGATGCAAATCTATTGCCCATTAGCTTGTACCAATAAACATCTGCCTAGGAACAAAACGAACCGCCGCTTTTTCGCGGTCTTCACCAGCAGCAGTTTCAAAAGTTTCGTCGTAGATTTGCTTCAACATTGAAACGCGAGGCATCAATTCAGGTACTTTAATTGCGATGTGATAGGCCAAACCGGCTACCAAACAAGGCAAAAATCGGAAGTTCATGTCTGCTGTTTCTACACCTGCGCCAGCATCTTGCACTCGGCGCAGTCTCCAATAAACAAACTGATAGTCTGTACTGTTATCTGGTGTGGGCCACACAGTTACCGCTGGAAGCTGCGGGACAAATACTGCATCACCATTCGCATGCGAAGCTGCGGTTGTGTTGTTCTGACCTCTGTACACACCGCCAAGAACGTTGCCTGTGACGTAGGTGTAGTAGATATCTTCTGTACCAATCCGGATAAAGCCTGACCCGGCTAACCCAACCACCGTGTTAAGCGTGATCGTTGTACTCGTGGAAGTGATGGCCCCCACCAAAACCGAATTCGTCGGGTTAACTTGCCCAGAAAGGCGCTGAACCCAGACTTGAATTGGACGAGCTTGCTGTAACTTGTTTGGAATAGTGGCATAAGTAGAAACACTGATACGTGTGATGGTTAAGTCAGCTTGGGTTGATGAAGAGTTAGCTCCTGTACGAATCACATGCTCAAGCAAATCAATCGTATCTGTGGGTAGTGCATAGGTGGCGAGGCCGGGGGTCAGGTCAATAAACCCTTCCTCCATTGTCCACATGTTGATACCCTTGTTCTGCCATTCAATGGTCATCAGGTTCATAGACCTACGCGCTGTACGCAAGTCGTAACCACTACGCATTTCCCGCCCAGCCCTCTCCCACGCCTCTTCAGCGATCTCCGTAAAATCCATGTTGAAGAGGGTGGAGCCGGTGGTGGTCATCTAAATCCTGCCGTTTTCTTTGCTATTGCTTTAGGCTGAGCTACAAATTGTTTACCAGACGCTTTGCCCGCACGTTTGGCTTTGGTTGTGGCTGCGTATTCCTGTGGAGATAAAGACTTAATAGCCGCTTCAGGGAGATATCTCTCACCTGTTTTTGATGACGGCTTCCCCGACTTAGTGCGCCATTTCTGGTCGCCCCAATCCTTTAAGGATTTTTGAGGTGCTGCTAATCCACCACTAGCTTTTTTCTTTACGCTTGCACAATGGGCTTTTTGTGAAAACCCTTTTGGGCGTTCACAGTCAATAGAGTCCTTGTACTTTTTTGACCAAGTCATTTGTAACCACCACCAGCCGCCTTGTATCTCTTGGCAACAAGCTGTGCTTTACGTGCCGACCATTGCCCTGCACCGGTGCCGTGAGTTGCCGCAGCTTTGACTTGGCTTACGATCCGCTTACGCAGACTGGGTTTGGTGTAATTACCAGCAGCATTGACGCTACCACCCTCAGCATATTGAGTAAAGTCGGTGTCGTCTCGACGTGCTTTACGCACACCTTTAGGCATTTTAGACGGGGCTATGGCTCCCATTCCACGGCTGGGCATCATAATTTAACAGGCGTAACCGCCGCCTTTCATGGTAATCATGGTGCCTTTAGTCTTGCCTTTGGTGGCGCAACCGTCAGCACGTTTGGAAGCAGAACCACCTGATTTATACCCAACAGCATCACCCATTTCGTTCACCTTGGGCATTTCAGTCATGGTTCTTCTGCGCGGGGCCTTTATAGGCTTAGGCGCATACTCCGTATTTGTCAAAGAATCGTTGTAGGCTTTTTCCGCCTTCAAGCGTTCTTTTTCATCCCGCGCTTCTTGAAGCATTTGCTCTTTGGTAGCCATGATGGACTCCTTAAATTAACAGGTCATGCCGCCTTTTTTAAGCATCTTGCCTTTAGTCTTGCCTTTTTGAGCAATACCATCAGCGCGAGAAGAAGCGGAACCCATAGAAGGCTTGGCTGTTTTAACAGCGCCCATCTTGGCCATGCCGCCTTTGGCCATTTTGCCTTTGCCGTCAGCAGCAAAATCAGGAACCATTTTGCCGCCTTTATTAACCATGGTCATGCCGCCTTCAGCCATTTTCATGGGCTTTTTCTTAGCCATCATTGCCATCATTCCGGGATTCATTTTTGAAGCCATAGTATCACCACCTTTTGAAAATTTGCGGCCCTTGTCCGCGTTGGAAAAATCCTTGCCCACGGACTGTGGGACTCCCACTTTCTTGGCAAACGCTGGGTTGTTAGCCACCGCCTCCATGAAATTGTGTTGCTTTTTGCTTGAGCTGGGCATCGTCTACCTCAACAATTCCACGCCCGCAGGCTTTTATTGATACGCGAGTTTGGGTCTTTCTTGGCCTTCTCGCCCGTTAGCTTCTTCTTCATGCCCTCCATCCGGGCGCAAAAAGAGTCTCGCCGTGAGCCGCCCTCTGGTTGGGGAGGCTTTAGGTTCATACCCTGTTTTTTCGCAGAGGCCCGTCCCTTGGCGTTCAAGCCGCCATTTTTGTTTTTCCCTTCCGCTCTCTGCCATGCTGGTGTCTTAGGCATTTGCCTTCTCCAAAACTGCTTTGCAAAGTTGCACAAAATCACTTTGTGTTAAATTACTTTTAGCTACATTAGCTACACGACAAACAAGCTGAACATTGCCCACAACATACCCTTGAGTAGAGTCTATACGATCTAAACTGCAATTTGTTGGGACAACCCCATTGGCAAGTTCCATAGTCATCTGCCAACCGGTTAAAGCACAGCAACCATTTTGTGTATGCCAAAGCAACTCAAGAGCATCAATAGAAATAACTTCGTCTAATTTTTTACGTTGCACTGCTTTTGAGCGTAAATACTGCAAATAAGAACGCACTGACTTAGTACGTTTAAAAGCCGTATATTGAAGTTTTTCTTCTCCCCAAGTTCGCTTATGGTATGCCACCTGTTTGACTGCAATACATTTCTTGCACCAAGAGTTGTACTTTGGTGAACCATCAACTTTTTTACCTGTCGTATAAAACAGGTCTAAAGCCTTTGTCACACCGCAGTTTGTGCAGTGTTTTGTGACAAATGCAGTATCCGTCTTAGCCATAAGCTACTTTTAAATTTGCTTTTGCATGATCTTTGAGCAGGGGTCGTAGAACGTCTTTCTCAAAGTCCCGAGTAAATTCTTCGGTGCCAATATGCGGCAAACTGATCATGGGGTCAAGGTAAATCTTGAAGCCTTCTTGTCTTGCTCTCAGGCAAAACGCATAGTCTTCACCAATATACTGGCCGTCCAAAATCATAAAGTCAAAGAGCGCATGTTCTATCTCGCCATCGCCGTCGCCTTTGTATTGCCACTCTGGGTGTTTTTCAATCATGTGCTCAAAGACATGACGACGCACCAACATAAATCCTGTGGAAACGCTTTCAACGCGCATGAGGCCGTGGTCGTCAAACTCTAGCTGACCGTCTTCATCAAGATAGAAATCCAAGAAAAACTTGGCATCTTTTGATCTGCGTGGGTACGAACCCGCCACGATATCTTTATCTGTTGACAGGGCCAGTAAGCGAGTTACAGCGTCAGTGTTAATCACCACATCAGAGTCAACAAACAAAAAGTCTGTGCAATCTGACTCCATAAAGTTACGAACCAACTTGTTTCGCGCTTTGGTGATGATGGAGCAACCAGACAGGTGTACGAGGTTGAGGCGTACCCCCATCTTGTCCAACTTGGGAACAAGTTCTGCAATCGCAAAGGCAGTCCTGATATTGACTTTGCCATCGTAGCAGGGGATCGCAATCATAAGCTTGCGTCCTACCAAGTTGAAACTTTTATCAGCCATAGTAGATATTTACACCGGCTAAGTTGGATATTTGTGCATAGATACCGTTAACCGCCAGCACACCATCTTCGGGAATGATGGGTGCATTGTTGAAGTAGTCGCCCGCAGCAACATCATATGTCATCAACCAACGGCTTGCGTACACCATTGCAGCCCCCGCAGTAATACTGCCAGAGTTGATGTCTGTGATTGTGAAAGTGTTTGCGTTGGTGACAGTTACGGGGTAATTGCCATTGGTAGCAGTGCCACCTGTACCCGCCGCAAAGTCAATACCAATAACTTGCCCAGTAACTAAACCATGTGCCGTAGATGAAACGGTAATGGTTGTGCCTGAACGACCATAGGTTGCTGTGGTCACTGGGGCAACAGTGGTGTCAAACAATGTGACGTATCCAGCAGTTGCACTGCCCGTGAATGAAATACCACGGACACGGTTTCTACCAAGCACCATAAAGCCACTTGCGTTTAGGTGCGCTTGTTGTACGTTGGTCTGATTCATAATCAATCTCCTTTAAAAAAGGGGCCGAAGCCCCTTGAGTTGATTAGGAGTTAGCAAATGGTGTGGCAACAGTACCTGTGCCTAACACCGTGCCAGTAACCATGTATTTGTTAGCCGCGATTGCAACAATTTGAACCCATGAGCCAGCAACACCACCAGTGGTCGTGCCGTTTAAGTTGATAAAGTCGTTGGCGGCGGCGGCTGAAAAGCCAACCAAAGCGGCTCCGTCTGAATCAACGTCATTCATAACAATTGTGCCAACGTACTTATCAGTGCCGTCTGTACCAATCTTCAAAGAGCTTGTAGAGATGGTAGTAGGAACCCAGATTGTGTAAACAACGCCTTCGTTGTTCAGTGTATTGGGGTCTTGACCGGGGCCAGACGTGGTCGGGTTGGTCGAAACATTGATTGTGGGGAGCGTCAATGTGAGTGCAGCGGCCAAAGAGCCACCGACAGCAATGATACGACCGCCGTGAGCTTCGGGGGTTAATGTGGTGCTTGTTGTGATGTCAACAACAGCCGCTGGGCCTTGTTGATAAATGCCGCCCAATGAACGAACTGGGCCTTGAAATGTACTACGTGCCATAATAATTCCTTACATACAAGTTAAGTGCATCAATCGGTATGTCGTCTGCCGGGCCAGTTTGATGCACCGGAAAGCCCGGATTTAAAACCAATATACAACAAAAGAAAAGGGGGCACAAGCCCCCCTCTCTATATATTTCCTAAGAAATATTAAGACGAACCGGGTGATCCGAAGATACCCAGAGGGTCGCTGACGCCAAACGAATAACGCTCACGAGCCTTGTAACGAACGTTTCCGGTGTCGAAGTCTCCATCCATATTGTTTTGCAACGGAGTACGGATGAAGTGCTTCAGACCGTTAGGAACGTCGGTGCAAAGGAACCAAGCGTTTGTATCGGTCAAGAAGTGGTTAACGGTATAACCTTCAGGGATCGAACCGTTGTTCTTCAAAGCGTTGATATCGTTGTCGGTTGTGCCAACACGCAATTCAGTCTCAAGCAGACGAGTTGCAACGAACATCAATGAAGGAGGAACCACCAGCTTCCTAGGCTTAGCTGCAATCAACAGACCACGTTCGTCTGTCCAACCAGCGATTTGAATTACAGCGTTTTCCAACGATGTTTCATTCAAGTCAGCGCCAGTAGTAGGACGGTTGCTGTTGGTGCCACCAGAGATCAGGGGGTGAGCAGTGCTACACAAGGTAACGCCGTCGCCGTAAGTCACTGTAGTGGTGAACGCATTGTTCAGCACGTAAGCGGCCTTGACCTGCTTGGTGTAAGCCATGCCACGAGCCAAAGCTTTGGTATAGCGGCTAGAGAGGCTGTCATACAAGTTATCTTCCACAGCTTCCTCAGTGATGGAGAAGCCCATCGCAATGGTTTCGTGGTTGTAACGAGCAGTCCAAGCTTCCTGCGCATTGTCATAAGCAATCGCAGAGCCTTCGTTCTTCACCGGAGCGGCGGAGAAGCCAGCTAGCTTGGTTTCCTCTTCAAAGCTACGTTCCGAAGTTTCGGTTTCGTAGATCTCTTTATGCTCTTCGCCGTATTTAGCGTATTCCAGACCGAACAGAGCGTTCAGACCGGGGAGCAGTTCTTTAAGTAGTTGTGCGCGTGAAATTGCCATTTCTTACTCCTTAAACACCAGTGGTGTTGTTGTACTGGTGTGTGTTGATTTTCACCAACAACTCGGTGTAAGTGTCAGCAGCAGTAGCTGTTTCTGGCACCACGTCGATCACACGGATTGGAATAGTGGCTGTAGTGCCTGCGCCGGTCAAGGTCACAGCGAAAGCAGAATTACCAGTGGTAGTGCTGCCAGCGTTAAGAACCAAGGCCAAGTTAGTGCCGACTACAGTACGACCAGCAGAACTCATGGTAGTTCCAGAAGACACAACAGCAACTTTGAAAAGTGCTTGCTGGTCATCTACAACATACGCATAAGCCAAATTGCTTGAGGTGCTGATAGATGCGGGAATGTACTGAGCTTCAACGGTTTGGCCGCTGGAGTTTACGTACTGACCGCCTACGCACACGCCAACAATGTTGCCGGAGTTAGTAGCAGTTGAAAGAACCAGATAACCTGTGCTGTCGATTTGAACTGTATCTCCAAAGAAGATAGCAGTACCAAAAGAAGCGGCTACAGGAATCTGCCGAAAAGCACCAGCGTAAGGCTTGCCATCAATAGAGTTGATGGGTTTTAAGCCGTACGGGGCCGAGACAGTGGGGTAAGCCATGTTTTAAGCTCCAAAAAAAGTTAAGTACCTCTTCCGAAAGTGACCGTGGATTTACGTTCCTTGAACATAGGCATCCTCGGATCATTTTCACGCATGTAAGTGTTATCTACTGACTGCATCTGAGCCTCCGCTTGTTTGCGGTAATACTCATCACGCTGTTCAGCAAATTCCACTGGGGTTTTGCAAAGAAGCAGCCCACCAACTTCAATCGAATCAGAGAAACGACCATTGGCCGATCCAAAGAGACGAATCTCAGGGTGGTCAGACGCCTTTACAGGTTCCCAACCTTCGCGGAGTTTTCCAGAAATATTAGTGGCGTCATCTTTTCCAAGAGTCGCAATACGAATCCAGCGAAACGCATAACCCGGTTCCGGATTTGGATCGGGCAGGAGCTGGGGAGGCATCCATTGTTTGGGGCGCTCCATCTTCTCACGGCTCTCAGTGTCACGAGGCGCACGAGGCGCACGGGGATTAACAGTTTCAATATCAGCCATTTTTATTTCCTCATTTCTTCCGCAACCTTACGAGCATAGAGTTCCAAAGGAACGCCGAGCCGCTTGGCGATATTCACCTGCGTTTGGGTAAGTACGACTTTTCTAGGCGCAGTACTTCTCGTTGCCGGTGCGACAACATTCGACTTAGGCTTAGGGGAAGATACCGCATCCCCCTGTTTTTCAGACTCGAACAAATCTGGAAAACGTTCCCGCATATCAGTGTCGATACGTTTGTAGTATGCATCACTGCCTGCTTGAATACCCTCTCCAATCAAGTCCTCGTGTAAACCGAGGGCATAAGCCGTTGCTCGTTTATTAGATCCAAACCACTGATTCTGGTCTTGCCAGTTTCTTAGTTTTGGGTCAACTTGCGCAGGCGCTGATTGAACTTGTTTGGTTTGTACATCAGGTTCGTCCTCTTGTAAAGGGGTGGGTTTGAAATTATTTACCCGCTCCGCTTTCATTTTGACGCTAGTTAACTCATCCTGCGCTTCTACAAGCGCATCAGAATCACCTGATTCATAAGCTTCTTTGTACTTACGCTTAGCCTGAATTAACTCATTAGCAACTACTTTTTTAGCTTGTTCAAGCAAAGCAGACTGCCCTTGAGATAGTGAACCTTTGAGTTTTTTGTTCTCTTCAGTTACGGCTTGCGCAATACGCAACGCTTCTTCTTTCTCACGCTCAGCAGCCTCTTTAGCACGCCGCTCCTCGTGATAACCCTTAGTGAAGTGTTGAATACGCTTGCGTACGCTTTCGTCATACTTAGCAAGCTCTTCTTCAGTTACGTCCTTTGGAGGCTCCTCCATAGGTTTACGGTTGCGATCCTCCGGAGGTGTATCGTCTACAACCTCAATCTCCGGCGTATCGTCCGCTTCGGGTTCAACAACCTTACCGCCTTTACGGGGGTTTTCTTCTTTTTCGTCAGGAAACTCGAATTCTGTTTGATCCATGATTTACTCCTTAAGGCCGTTGAATACCACGAGGGTCTTGCACAACCGCCTGCACTGAATCGTCGTTAATCAAACGCCACTCAGTACCGTGGATCTTCATGCGCGTGCCTGAATTAGGGCGCACCAAAATAAAATCACCCACCTTACAGCTAGGGCCGCTAGGAAAGCGAGCTTTGTCTTGAAACGCATCAGGCCCAATCTTTGTCACAAACAATACGGGGGACAAAAGCTCCTCGTACATCATGGTCTGGCCTGCCTTAAGTAAACCGTTGTCGTACTCGTCGTCTGCTTTTGGGAGCATACAGAGCAAATGGTACGTTACTGGCTCAGGGAGTTGCTTGGCTTTTTCTTCGGGTTCTTGGTTGAGAACTCCCGATAAATCAACCGCAGATACATCAAAATTACTCATCGTCATCATCCTTCAATTTACGCACGAGATCTTCAATTTCCTGCTGTGCGGTAGTTAGACCTCGGATCACCCCGCACAGATCGCGGTATTCGGCGTAGTCTTTAGCTGCGCCGCTTCCCACTGATTCGACAATAAGTCTTTTGCGCTCCTCCAATTTCTTTTGGAGCAACTCCATCACAGTATTTGCCATTAGTCTCCTTTATAGGTAAGTCTGCTCGTTTTGGGCTTGTTGAGCTTTAAGCTGCAACTCAGCCTGCTTGATAGCCAGATCGCCCTGCACTTTCTGTGCTTTGATCTGAGCTTCTTGGGCTTTGATCTGCAACTCCTGCTGCTGCATCTGGATGATCGGATCCTGCATCTGCTGCTGAGCCTGTTGCTGTGCAGCCTGACCCTTGTTAATAGTGAGCAACTGCGTAGCAGCTTGTGCCACCAGAGCAGACATCTGAACCTCAACCTGATCCGGCAACTCCACATTCGGTGCTGGCAGCGTCGCGCCAAGTTGTTCTTGTATCTTCTGGCGATACTGAAACGCAACGTGTTCTGCGACGTGGGCCATGATTGCCCCCTGCATCTGCTGGGCCATCGGGCTCTGACCAATCTGAGCCATCACCATAGGATCTTGCATCATGGTTGTATGTACAGCAATGTGGGCGTCGTGGTCTTGGTAGATAAACGCCTTAACAGGTTTGCCCGTAATGAGCGCCATGTTTTCACTAACTGGATCCCGTGGAGTCATGTCGTCTGGTAGTGGGATTAACTTCTCCGCGTTCTTGATACCCAACACTTCAATCATCTGACGGTGCAACACTGGCAAGTCGTAAATCTGGGGTGCGCCCTGAGCCAACTGGATAACAGCCTGATACTGCATGATCCTCTGTGCCATCGTGGCGCTATTGGGATCAGATACAGGGATCACGTCCACCATATCGTAGTCGGCCTGTTTGGCCATACGATCACCTTCGGCAGGGTCGTAACTGTATTCATCAGGGGTGTAGTCACGAATGATGGACTTGAGGAGTTTGAACTCCTGCTTCATCGAATAGTGCACCCGAGCCTGAACTGCGCTCATGGTCTTAAGCTGTCGCTCAAGCAACGCCAGTGTTGTGCCAACGGGAGCTTGTGCGCTCATGTCCGACACTTTCATATCGGCAATTGACCCTAAACGACGTGCCTCGTCTGTGATCTGGTTGAGCAACGCCATCAATGTCTGGCTTGGCTCTT